GGTGGCAATCCGCGTAAAGGCGGCGCAAATCTTGGTGGCGCCGTCTTCGGCGGCGGTTGTCATGCGCGTCCATGCGTCTTCTGCGTCAAGCGTCATTCTCGCGTAGGCGGTCTCAGCGTCGTCGGCCATCGCGGTGTAATTCTCGTTGCCGATTTCTCTGGCGGCTGTTGCAGCTTCCGTCATGGCGTCCTGTGCGTCCTGGGAGGCCGCAGAAACGCTCGCAGAGTATTCCGAGGTATCTATTGCCAAGGAAGTCTCCGTGCCTGCTGCGTCGTCGAGGCCGCTCACAGCGCCGGTCAAATCATCTACGGCGTCGCTGCTGTCTTTTGCTCCGCCGAAAATACCGGCAAAGAAATTCGCTACCTTGCTCACGCCGTTGGCGAAGAAGCCGATTAGATCGCTCACCCAGCCGACGACAGTGCCGAGCACGTCGGCGACGATTTCCAAGAGTGGGGAAAGTGCCTCGATGATAGGAAGCACGACGCCGGAAAGAACGGTCGAAAGGGCGCCAATAAGGGTCTGCGCCGTAGGCAGAATTGCGGAAATGAGATTTGAGCCGATGTCGATGATGGGCCCGAGGGCGTCAGCAAGTACGCCGATGATCTCGCAAAGGGGCGGCATCACTGCGCCGGCCAGCTCGCCGACGATGGAGCCGACAGCGGAAAAGGCTTGCCCGAGGACGGGGAGAATTTGACCAGAGACCTGTTCTATAACCGGCATGAGCGGCTGAATGACATCCTGGTTTAGGACGTTGAAAATCTCAATGAGCGGTGGGAGTGCGTAGCTTACGAGCTGACTGATAATATCAGCCAGCGGCGGCAAAATCGTTCCGGCGAGGTCTCCGAAGATTTGTAGCAGCGGGCCCGCTGCGCTTGCGACGGTGCCGAGCACGGTCGTAAGCGCCGGGATAAGGTTTTGCCCGAGCTCTACCAAAACGGGGGCGACGCCGGCCAGCCCGTCCGCGAGGACATCAACAAATGACAGGAGCATTGGCTCCAGGGTGGGCCAGCTATCGACCACGGAATCTACGACGGTTTCAACCGCCGGCGCGAACTTGCTGCCTGCGGTAGACAAGAAATCATTGAAGATGCCCTTGAGAGACTTCGTAGAATTGACGAGGCCATCCGTCTGCGTGATCGCGGCCTCTTGTATAGCCTCGCTCTGCATCAGAATAGCGTTTAGTCTCACTTGGGCGGCCGCTGCGTCGTCGAGGCTGTCAATATTCTCTCCAAGCCCCAGCGCCGCTGCGCTCTGCTTTAATGCAGTTTCATCGAGCATTATGCCGTACTCTGTAAGTGCGGCCGTGTCGCCTCCAATGGCGCTTTGAATTACGGATAGTGCTTCGGCGTCCTCCATGTTGAAGGCATTACCGAAGTCGTATGCGAGGGATGTGGTGATTTCGGAAAGGTCTTGCGCCGCTTCCGAGGTTATCCCGAGATTTTTATACATGGCCTGGTTCGAGACCATGAAACTCTTTACCTCGTCTTCGCTGCGGTGTACGGCGTCCGAGTAGTTTTCTACCCATTCGGCGGCGTCCGAGGTAAAAAGCGCGTCGAACTTCTTTGCGGTATTTTCTCCTGCAGCAAAGGCGTTGAGCGCGGCCTCTCCAAACTTCACAAGCAGCTCGGTCGCTTTTTTGATAGCCTCAAAACCGACGAACTTCTTGATAACAGAGCCGAGGGCTTCGGAGACCTTATTGCCGGCCTCCTCGCCGGCGTCGCCCATGTCCTCTAAATCCTGCTCCGTGTCGTTTGCTTCGTCCCCGGTCTCTTGTTCGCCCTTCTTTGCCTTCCGAAGGGCTTCCACAAGGTTGTTGCGAATGGTCTTAATCGGATGCCGGAAGGCAGTGCCGATTTTCTTCGCTCCGGTCTCGAACGCCTTTGCAAAGCCTTTGACTTTGTTTGTGGAAAAGTCGATTGCACCAGTAATGCCGGTGCCGAAGCTCTTGGCGATGCTCTTTCCTGCCTCAAGGCCGTCGGCCATTGTCTGCTTGAATGCGTCGCCAAGGCTTTCCGCCTCCTGGGCGGTTTTCCTGATTTGTGCCCGGAAGGCATCGGCATCATCGCCGGCGTCGTCCAGGCCGTTGCCGAACTGTCGCGTTGTCTTCTCCGCCGCGCTGGTTGCGTTGCCGACGTTTTGCGCGGCTGCTGCGGCGTCGTCTGCTGCATCGGAGAAGGCGGCGGCGCCGTTCCGGGCGGCTGTGCAGGCGGAAACTGTTCCGGCGCCGAACTTCTGTGCGCCCATTTCGACGGCCCCGAGCTTTTGCTCCAGCTCGTCAACCTTTTGGGTTAGCTGTTCTATCGAGCTATCGGCGTCGCTGGTCTCAAATCCTACGCCATATTGAAGCTCTCTTGCATCGTCCACCTGTGTCACCTCCTTGGGAAAAGAAGTAGCCCCCGGAAAAACCGGGAGCTACTGTCTGCTTTTCGCTTTCTCCCGCGCCTCCGGGAGCCATTTTTCCATATACAAGAGCTTGGCTTCGACCGCCTCGCGGTACTCAGCCAAGTCCATGCCTTTGAGCTCAGAATAGGTAATTCCGTTGCCAGAATAGACCATGCTCCAAAACTCTCTCTTTGCGACGGCTCGCCGGTGCGCTTCGGCTATGGATTGTTCAACTGCGAAGAAACTGCTCGATGGCGCCGATAAGCTGCTCCGGCGTCTTGAGGTCTTCCTTCTCGTCGAAGTATTCCATGCCTTGGGCCTTCACCTCGGGAGGGGAAATGACGCAGTTTTTGAACATACCGTCCATATACTTCGCGCTCTTGCGCTTGCCGCTGCCGGTGTTCCCGCACTCGTCATTGAAGTCGTAATACCAGGACGGGGAAACGCTCTGGAGCTCGAACTCCTGCCCGTTGACGGTCACTTTCTTTGTCTTAGCCATATACTTTCGATAGCCCCTTTCAGATAGACTTTTTGGCCGCTGCGGCCAGTTTTTCCGGTTCATCCCCCGGGCCCTTAACGGTAGTTAAGGGAGGGGATGAAAATGTTGATGGTTTCGCTGCCGACCTCTTTGGCCCGGTTCAGATCGGGCGGCTTGAGGATGCGGCATTCGTCTTCGGCGACATTGACCGCGCCAACGTCGTTGGCGTCACGAATCATCAGGGAAATGGGGGTTCTCTTGATTGCCAGCCTGCGGAGATAGGGCAAAGAGGAGGACGTTCCCATCAGAGTGAGGGCGCAGTTTCCGCTTTCGTTGGCGTTTTCGCTATATGCTACATCGCCCTTGACGCCGACCTGGGTGGTAACGATGTCTTCATTTCTGGTGACAGAAATGACGCTGTCGGGGCCGAAGTTGGTAATTTCTTTGCCATTGATAATTACGCTGACCTTTTTGGGGTCGTAGCTGGCAATTTCAATTCCGTTCGCCATTGTCTATTAACCTCCTTCTCAGTTGTTGAGCGTCACGCTGAGAGTGCCGCGCACCTTGGCGCTGTGGACAGCGCCTTCGAGCTGGGCTTCCCATTCAATATCCGGCATGACGCGGTTGCGGGCCTGCTCGTCGGTGGCGTCCTTCCGTTTGGGCACGGTGACGGTATAAACACCGACGCCATCCTCGGGGTCTTTTGCGATAATGTGGAGGTCTACAGCCCTGTTCAGCGCGGAGAACACACCGCTTGCCACGATGGAAAATCCGGCATCCGTGTAGCCGATTTTCGGGTTCTGCAGGAAGATGGTATAAAGGTTCTCGCGCATCTGGTAGGTGATGTAGTCGGCACCGAGCACGTTGTCGATGAAGTTGCCGTCACCACAAATGCCGTTCTTCATATATTCGTGCTTATACTCAGCCGTCATAAAGTTGACGCGATTTTCCTCCAGCGTATCGCGCTCGCTGTCTCTCAGGTATGCGACGCTGATGCCGTCGGGGACTTTCCACTTCCAGGTTACGCTCTCCGGCCAGAACGGGCCGACAGAGCCCACCCAGGCAGCGTCCGCCCATTCGCTGGGGTCGTCGGTGTAGACCACGGCGCTGCGGCCGTAGTTGTTGACATACTCCTTGTTCGTGACCTGGCCGAAGTAGAACTTTCTGTGATCTTCAACGCCGGCGCCGGGGGCGGCCTCTGTGGGCTCGGTGCCTTCCGCCCATTTGCAGAGGGCCGTAACGCAGTCTTCGTCGGTGACGTCGGTGAGGACGAAATAGAAGTCGTCGTCTGCGTCTCTGATCTCCTCCAGGGCCTTGACGAGGTTTTCTTCCTTCGTCACGTCGCCCGTGCCGATGGTAATGACAACATCGCATCCGCCGAGCTCAAGGCTCTCGAAGCAGTCTTCGTCTTTGTAGAGGCCGATGTCTGCCGTGTAGCCGGAAATGGCGGTGCGCGTGGTGCTGGTGAACACGACGGTCTTTTCCGCCGCTTCCGCGCGGAACTCTACGCCATCCTCGGTGAAGGTGACACCATCGAACAGAGCAGCAAAAGCCGCTTCGTCAGCAGGAGCCGTGTCTCCGGTGGTGATTTTTACGACGGCCTTGCCGCCGATTTTGGCGTAATAGTCGGTATTTGCCGTCAGCTCTTCCGAAGTGGAGAGGCCGTCGAAGGCTGCCTTGATGGTGCTTGCCTTCCCGCCGACGTTCTGCGGGTTCTCGATGCCTACGATGCGTACCTTGCGGATAAGGGTATCAGCCAGGGTGTTGTCCTGGTTGAACAGCTTGGTCGCCATAGCAGCGACCTTCTTGCCCTCAAAATCTGCGTTGATCTTTTCGAGATCGTTGTAGGTCTTCATCGGGGCTGCGCCCTCAGTAGACAGCAGGAGGATGTCGAGGCTTTCAGCCGGCTTTACCTTCGCGTCGATGGCGGTAAATACCTGGATGTCTTTGCTCATGTGCTTCACTCCTTTTCTGTGATAGGTGTCGTTTCAACGCTCGAAACGACACGAGTGTCTTGCCGGGTGTATCGGATGCGGACGTCGAAGCCCACCCGGCGGGCGGCCTCGTCGATGATAAGGGTGCTGCGGTTCTGCGCCTGGCCAATTTCGACGATGGTAATTCCAAGCATGAGGAAATCATCATATCCGACGTGCTGGAAGTAACCGATAGCCTTGTCGGCGAGGTCTTCCGCTTCGTCGCTGCCGTAGATGTACTTTCCGCCGGCGTCGGTTCTGTTCTGGCTGCAAAACGTAAAAGAAAAGGTCGCAGAAGGCATTTCCATACGGGTTATCTCCGCGTTGCCTCCTTCGGCCTCTCGGGTGGTGTAGTCGCCCATGCCCCTGTCCGGGGCATACGGGGTGCTGACGCTATAAATGCCATACGGGAGCTGCGCCTCCGGCTGCACCTGATCGGCGAGAACAATGGGGCAGCCCATATAATTCCAAAGTCTTTCGACCAATGCGTTTCGGATTTCTCTGAACGTCATTTGGGATTGCTCGCTCCCTTCTTTTCGACCATATAGCGTTTCAAGGCGTGTACGGGGCCATGCGTGAGCTCCTGCTTAACGGTATAGAGCTGTCCGTCATATCCGTCTCGGAATTGAGCTCCGACGCGAAGCGTATGCCCGTTGGTGTAAACCTTCTGGGCGTTGATGGTGTAGGTGCCGGCGTCCATATACTTGAGGTCTTCGTTGTTCAGCGGCATAACGACGCCTTGAAAGGCTTCTTCCGAGGCCTCTCCGGGCACCCATTGTCCGCCGTTCTGCTTGTCGTAGTAGCCGCCGTCTTCGTGTACCTCAAACATTTCATGGAGCAGCCCACGCGGGAGCTTTGGCCCCTTCCAAGTCCTCATTGTGCGCCGCCTCCTTCCACGCGGTATGTGATGCTGTTGTAAAGGCGACCGGAATCGAAAAGGGGCTGATACTGCGTTGTTGTCCGCAGCGTCGTCGCCGATTTCGCGGGGGATAACTTCGTGTTGAAGTATTCCCGTGTCATTTCGACGGCCCACTTCCCAACGTAGTCGGCTGCCTCCTGCGCTGTCCAGCCTTTGCGAATGATTCCGTCAACGGCTTCTTTGCAGAGCTTTTCAAGCGTATCGCCGCCGTTGTCGAAGCTGGCCCGGATGAAGCTGCGCTCTGGTATTTCGACGCTCTCCACGAGCATATAAAGCCAGTCGTAGTTGTCCGGGTCATAGGCTTTGCCCTTCGCCTCCGGTTTCTCCCTGACCAAGTATCCGTAGCCGGGTGAAATGGGAATGAACTCAAGGTCAGAAAAACTGCGGGGGCTTCCGGCGTCCTTCGCCTCTGCGGTGAGCGGTATTGCGAGGTGCTTGACGTTCTTCGCGTGAATGGTGGCGCCGTATTCATGCACACCAGCAATCATAAGTAAATCGCCTCCGGCATCACCCATAATCCCTACATGGACGGTGAGACCGCGAAGCGCCGCTATCTCTCGCTTGATACGAGCCATTTCCGGGCGGAAGGTGTCTTTGAGGATTTTCAAACCTACCACCGCCTATACTTGGAGATAATCGTCTGCCAAGTCTCGCTTATATTCTTATCGAACGTCCAAGAAACGTCGGAAATGGAGAAGGCAGAAAGGCCGGCGGCATCATTCTCGATGATAGCTTCCTGCTGTGCGACCATGTTCCAAATAACTGCCTCAAGGTCAGCCGGGAGTGTGCTGGGGTTCTCCTCCGTTCCGTCTTTCGGCAGAACATATCCGGCGTCATATTTGACCTCAAGGTATCGCCTGGGGGCGATGTAGTCGCGGGAGAGGCCGCCAATGTGGCCCTGGTACGTCCAGCCGTCTTCACGATAGACGACGCCGATTTCTCCATCCTGGTCGAAATCGTAGCCGTTTATGATCTCGCCGGTCGTGAGGCTCTTGATTTGCTCGATACTGATGATGGGGTAATGCTCCAGTACGAGCCGCTGCGTTCCCGGGCCTGCGCACTTCTGGATGTAGGTGTGTAGCCCGAGCTTTCGGCCAAGCTGTGTTTCGAGCCATGCGGAAGCGGCATTGATAAGCTGAATGAGGGTGTTGTCCCTGGCTTCGTCCACATCGTCTTCGGGAATGCCGATGAACGTCTTTACGGCCTCCAACGTCGTGAGCGCGTTGTCGTTAAGCTGAATCGCCATGTTCTTGCCTCCTGGGGAGCTCTGGGGAGGCATTTCGCCTCCCCAGGGTCTCATTTATCGTCCTGGGCCTTGCGGCCCGTCTTGGGGCTTTTCTGGGGCTTCTCATGGCCGTCCTGCTTTTTCTGCTCGCCGGGTGCGTCCTGCTTCTTGTTCGAGCTGGGGCCGGGCGCCCGGGGAGGGGTGAACATTCTTGCCATAGCTGCGGCCCCCTTAACCGTCGGTACCGCTGCTTGCCGGGGCGATGGCGGTGACCTGGTGCACGGGATAGTCGATAGCATCGCCGAGCGCCAGAGCGCCGGCCGTGCCGCCGGTAACGGTGATCTTGATGAACTCCTTGCAGCCCACCAAGTCGATGTCCAGGTTGGCAACGGCTGCCGCCGGGCCTTCGTTCTTCACGATGGCCTCACCGCTCTCGTTGACGGGGTTGTCAACAAACAGGCGAGAATCGCCGACGGCCTCGAAGGTGCCGTCCTGGGTGTCGCAGTGTTCGACCTTCACGGTCGCCGTCGCGTTCTGCGCAACGGTGAGCGCCAGCACCGCGCTTTCGTAGCCGGTGCGCTGAACGACGCTGCCGCTCACGAGGGGCAGCACAGCGACGGTCTCAAAAAGTGCTCTTTTCATGCTCTGTGTTCCTCCTTCTTAGAATACCTTGACGTTCTTGACGTAGGCGAAGCTCTCGACATGGCGAACGCCGATGTCGTCGTACATCAGTGCGCGGGTGCCCGTGAGGTTTTCCTCGAAGGCGTTGTGCTGGATGCCGTCTTCGTCCGTCCAGGAGCCGTCCAGGGTGGTGTAGGTCTCCAGGCCCATCTGGTCGCCAATCATCAGGTCAGCCCAGTTGCCGAAGAAAATATCGGTGAGGCCGTCCTTGCTGGTGGGAATCTGGTTCGTGACCGCGTAATTCATACCCAGGAATTTGCCCTGGTTCATTTCATCGCGGTACAGATAGTCGCCGGTCGCGGTCTTGAGGTTCATCAGGTAGCCTTCCATGAAGCTGTTGAAGCCCCAGCCGAGGGCAACGTCGTCTACGTTCTTGCTCATAAGCAGAGACTTGACGTAGACCGGGAAGTCTGCGGTGATGCGGCCGCTCGCATCGGCGAGCGAGGTGTTATTGAGGTTCTTCGCGTCGATGATCTCGATGCCGGCGGTGTTGGCAATGCCGGTGGGCTGGAACTCGCCGCCCTTGCCGTAAAGGCCGCCCCAATCGAGGCCGAGCTGCATACGGCGGGAGAGATCGGCGGCGAACATTTCGTCCGCGCTGTACTTGGTGCTCATAATGAGCTCGCGGGTCTGGGGGACGATGGCCTCCAAGCGCTTCGCAGACAGACGCAGATTGCCGAAGCTGGGCTGCGTTGCCTTGATCTTGCGAGCCTCACCGCCCCAGGAGGCGCGGGTGCCGCTGGTCATGCGGGGGATGTTGATGTTGCCGGTCTCCATCGGAATCGTGCGGGCACCCAGCTCCTTGATGATGGTCTTGGAGTAAAGCAGTTCGATTACGTCGTCCAGGTAGACCTCCGGGATAAGGAAGCCGCCGGCGGAAGGCGAGGTAGCGTTGAGGGCCTTGAACTCGCGGCTCATGCTCTCGTCGCCATACTTGCGCTTTGCGTAGAACGCAGCGCGTTCGGGGTCATTCCGGCCGAAGACGTCCAGACACTTGATAGCACGGGCAAGCTGCACCATAGGCGGCACCTTCTTTTCCTCGCGGTTAGTCTTGGTGGGGCCGGAAATGAACAGGTTCGCATACTTGCGCTCGGGCGCCGGCTGCGCGGCGGATTTTACCTGGCGGTTGCCGGCGTTCGCCTTGCGGCGCTTCACGGTGTCCTCGGGGTCGCCGTCGTCCTTGGTGTCGGGGTCTTCGTCGTCGTCCTTGGTATCCTCGTCGGCGTCGTCGCTCATGCCCTCGTCGGGGGCAAGCTCGGCGAGGAGCGCGGCGGCCTCCTGCACGATCTCCTCAGTGGTAACGCCGTTGTCTTCGCCACCGGCCTCCACGTCGGCCTTGTGCTTCTCACTGACGGCCTCGATGGCCTGCTCAATGACGCCCAGCACGTCGTTGGTGCTGATGCCGTCCAGCGGGGCGTCGGTGGCACCGTCGTCCTTGGTGCCGGACATAGCTTCCTTGACCGCGCTCTTGATAAGCTCTTTCAGCTCGTCGGTGCCCATCTTGGCAGAGCTGGCGGTCTTTCTGTTCTTGGGGTTAGGCATTTAAGTTGTCCTCCTATTCGGTATAATTTTGATGGTTTTCTGCTGCGTCGGGGCCAATTTGAAGTGGTGGCCTGTCTGCTGGGATTTTTGCGCTTCTGGGTTATCTGCGCCCTTGCCGTCGTCGTTGCGGGCCTCTGCGATTACCTTGTCGAGAAGTTTGGCGGCGGCCTTCATCGACGTGCTGGCTTCCGTGAGCGATTTGAGCCTCGCTGCGGAAATCTTGCGGCCGGCCTTGATGTCGGCTTCTACGTCGCGGGCTGCTTCCTTAATTCTCTCGGTAGCCTCACTCTTGATGTCCGTAATAACAGCCTGGTCGTTCATGGCCCAGGTTACCACGCTGACCTCCCAGAGCTTGACTTCGCGGAGGTGGCGGATGCCTGCCTCGTCGTAGTCGAAGACTACGGGGTCGTAGCCGATGGAGAGCTCGCACAAAACTCCGTCTTTGATAAGCGTCCTGACGTCGCGGCCGAGGGTGGTGTCGCTGATTTTGGCTTTGAGGAACAGGCCGTTTGCATCTTCGCGGAGCTCCAGAGGCTTACCGATGGGGAGCAGGCTCTCGTTATGCCCGGAAAGGATTTTCACCCTTCCAACGCCTTCGGCGATTGTCTTCGTGAAGGCGCCCGGCTCGATGATGTCGCCGCCGCTGTCGATGTTGGAGAATACTGCGCCGTAGCCGGAGAAGGTTCCTTCTTCCTCGTCGTAGTCCTCCAATGCGAACTCAATCGTTTTGAACTCAGTCCGCACACCTCTGTGCTGCACTCCCTTCGCAAGGGAACGCTCCCAGGCGCTTTTCCCCACGCGCTGGGAATAATAAGACGGCGACACCCGCAGATTTGATACTGCGAGCTTCGCCGTCATTGTGGGGTCGTCGTTGGTGACGTTGGCGCTTCCTGCCTTCGTCCCGTGCCGGAGCTCTGCGTTCATTCCGGCAAGCAGATCGTCAACCGTGAACTTTTCCGCTGAAAAGTCGAGCCCTATGGCCTTCGCGGCTGCTTCTGCGTCTTTCTGCGTGAAAAACATACGCTCACGCCTCCTTCATCGGTTATAGGTGACATAGCAGCGGCATTTGATGGTCTCCCTCGCGGGCCCCATCGGGTCACAAGGGTATCTAAGGCCGTTGCTAAAGGTTCCGTCGATGGGGACGGTCTCGCCGTCCATCGCAACGTGATTCGGGCCGCCGTCGCGCCCGTCGCGCGGGTTCTTCTGCGGCCGGTGGTGCCAGGTCTTTGTGACGGCACCGCTCGAGCGCATCATGTCATAATGGCCTGTTTCAAGAGTGGTGATTGTCTCTTGGTCGGCTATCAGCTTCGCGCGGCTCTTGGACTGTATCTCGTACTCCTGCAGGATCTCCGCGACCATCTGTTCGCGGCTGTTTCCGCTTTCAATGCCCTGTGCAACAATGCGGCCGATATTGTCCTTCGTCGTCTGGGTGACGTGCGTGACACGCTGGCCGCCTTGAATCTTGGCCGGAGAAATGAGCTCCGGCCGGTCAATGCCGCGAATTGCATACGCATCAGCGGCGAGCTTTGTGCCGGCGGCGTAGGTCTGCTTCCAGAGCGGTTTGAAAATCTCCTCCATAGCCTGCTTTTCTCCGGGCCAGTCAATCAGGCTGCCAATGAACTGTGAAACGAGGCTTTTTTGTCCATCCTCACCAAGCGCGGCCCATGCGGCGGCGTCTGCTACATGGTCGGCTGTGATGTAGGGTTGAAGGACGTCCCAAACACTCCAATCGGCCTTTTCTTCGCCATTGAGGGCCTTGGTGAGCCGCTTCTCCTGTGCCCGGAAGTATTTTAGCGTAGCAATTTCAAACTTTGCCCTCTGGGCCTTCTGAGCCGCTTCAAGCATCTTTGCAATAGCGCCCGGCTGCGCCTTTTCTTCGTGCGTGTGAGCGTCACTCATGGTCTCTGATAACGGCACTGTGGAAGTCTCGTTTTCGTTCGGCTCGTCGTAGAGAAAGTCAATACCGTCCGGCTCTGCGGAGAGCATCGAGGTAATCTCTGTGGGGTCGTCTTCCTCGCTGATAAACAAATCAGATACGTTGATTTTGTAGACGTTTCCGCCGTACTTGCACGGGGGAACGCCAAGCAGCTCGCGGGCCTCGTCTCGCATCAGGAGGCCGGCGTTCCAGCCGTCCAGCGCCTTCGCTTTGTCGAACTCCTGAGAGTGGGGAACAATATCATCGAAATGCCATACGAGGTCGGCACCGAAGAATGGCAAAAGCTGCGTGTTAATTGCCTCCTCGCGCTTTCCAAGGCGCGGCATAAGGACGTTTGAAGCGTAGATGTACTGCGCCGCGTCGCTGGTGGCGCGGTTGCTGTTCTCGGTAATACCCATGATCTCGCGGGGAACGCCAAAATGCTCAAGGACGGCATTTCGCAGGAACTCGCGCCCTTGCATCATGTCCATATCCTTCATGTTCTCTGCGAGCTTGGTGACGGTCACTTCTCCGTCAATGGTGGCGATGCCGTGACTGTTGAAAGGCCCCCGAAACTTCTCATTCCACTCCTCGCGGAACCGTGCGCGTTGGTCTTTGCTGCTGCCCGGCATGGCAATAAGGGTGGACGGCGTTGCATCGTTGTAAAAGAACTTCTTTTGGAACTTCGCTGCATACTCGTCGGTCTCAATCTCGTCCGCCAGGGCCTCCGCGCTTCCGAGGCCGCGCTTATAGGGGTCGAGCGGATTGAGCTCCTTCATGTAGAAAACATCATCGACCGGAACTTGCAGGATGTTTCCGCTGGTGGTCTTCACTTCGTAATACGGATGCCCAATGTAAGGCGTCTCCTGCACCCAGCTCGTCGGCAGCGGCCAGATTTCGGCCGGCCGGCCCGCTGCGTCGAACTCATAGACGAAATAGCCTTCGCCCTTGAGCTCAAGGTAGATTTGGAGCAGGCGCCAACAGGCTGCGGCCGACATTTCATAAAGCGGGTTCGGCTTCGCCATGAAGTCTAAGAAGGGATGGCTTTCAATTTCCGTCTCCTCGCCAGTCTCGGGATTTACACGGAACAGCTTTCCCGTGCAAGTGGAAAGGTCGGATGCAATTCGGTCTACCACTGCGAGGCGTGGATTTTTGCCGAACATATCGAACCATTCGCGCGTATTGTGCTCCGGCGGCGTGGTGTAACGCGGAAGCATTACGCTGACGTTCTGGCCGGTGTACTGTTGCGCTACGCTGCGCCGTCTTCCGAAAATCGCCATATCCGTTCACCTCCTTCTCTGTTGTAGTCCATAAAATTGCCTCCTATCCCAATTCCCAGGTGTAGCGCCTGGGTTCGTAAAGCGCAAGGGCAAGGGCGTCCGCCATATCAGGAGACGGGAGGCCGCGCTTCTTCATGGCCTCTTTCTTTTCAAGCTCGATTTGGCCCTTGCTGTTGACGACGTACTTGCGGTTTGATAGCTGACTGATTTGCTGATCGTTTTCCCAAAGGGAAAGGCGCTGCTCATAAAGAGCAAGACGCACCGCGCCCCACATGAGGCCGGTGCTGTTTGCGTATTCGATAGGGTCGCCTTCGTCGCCGCTGACGGTTCCGCCCTCGCCGCCGAAATGGCATTCGTAAAGCTCAAAAACGAAGCGCGGCGCGTCTATCCCGTCGGCCTCTCTGGCCTGTTCAACGGCGTCGATGATGTCGTCCCTCTGCTCGTTTATGATGTCATAAACGCCAACGCCGAGGCCGTCGCAGTCGATTTTGAGGTGTATTTCTGCTGCTGGGTAGTCACGGGCAAGCTGCTTGACCGTGATGATAACACGGCCGGCGAGCTCGGTCGTATTGTTGTGATGGTAGATGTCCGGCTCCGCCTGGGTGCTCTTGTCAAAAACAGGGCATACAACGCTGCTGTCGTCGCCGTAGCGAGCAACGTCCACGCCGATGTCGATGCGGTTCGGGCTTTCTGGGGCCGTGTGGGCTGCGCTGGCCCTCTCGCACCACTCCATCGGTATGAAGCTGTCGGGCAGGCTCTTGGGGAAGTCTCCGGCCACGCGGACGCGAAATACGTCGCTGTCCTCGCCGAACATTTCAGTGATTGTGTGGATGAAGGCGTCGTCAACGCGGCTGCTCTCGCGGCCGTCGATATGGAGGGTGTTGTACTGCGCTCTGTTTTTGTGGTGGCTGTCAAAGAAAAAGCCGGTGAGCCGCGTCGGGTTCCCGGCCATGAACAGCCGGGAGCCTTCCGTAGAAAGAGCGCCGAGGATAGGCTCAAATACCTTATCCTCGACGCCGCTCGCCTCGTCTATGATGTAAAGAACGTGCTCCGCGTGGAAGCCTTGAAGGGCGTCCGGTTTGCTCGCGGTTCTGGCTACTGCGAACCATTCTTCCCGGTAGCCTTTCATAAAGACCTTTTCCTGCGTCCATAGAATGTCATTCTCCAAAACGGGGTTGTTTCTCAACCACTTGGAGACTTCGGCCCAAAGAATGTCGTATAGCTGATGCTTCGTAGGCGCCGTACATGGAATCTTCGGGTACGGCCTGGTGGAAAGGAACCAGATAATGAGCCAGCTTTCTACGGCGCTCTTTCCGACGCCGTGACCGCTGCGGACGCTAGTGAGTGGATTGTCGGCTACGCTTTGTAGCATATCCTTCTGTCGCGCGTCCGGCTTTGCTCTGATGATGTCTTCTACGAACTCGACCGGATGGGTGGAATAGTAGAGGATTGCATCGGGGTTAAGGCTCATTCTGCTCCTTCCTTTTCCTCCAGGCTTCGTTGATGGCGTCGGCCAAAGTGCTCGGGCCCTCTGCGGCCGTCTTCTGCACCTCTGCGGATGTTACTTCGACCTCGGCCTCGCGGCCTGCACGTTCAATAGCGGTTGCTGCCTTGATGTAAGCGATAATATCCTTCGGGGCCATATCGCTCGGGTTCTGCCGGGCGAGCGCCTGGAGCGCGGCTTCCTGGAGCTGCATTGCGATTTTTACCTGTCTGGCGTTCATTTTCCGCAGCTCTGCGGAAGCTGTTCTTTTGGCTTCTCGTTGGAGCTCATTGTCGTACTCTAACACTCGCTCGTCCCAAGAGTAGGCAGCTTTCCAACGGCTGATTAGCTGTCTACTTTTTGACAACTTCTCGGAAACTGCCGAAACGCTGCGTTGCGCCCCCAAATCACGGTAAGCGACAAACGCCTCATACGCCTTTTCAGTTTCGCCGGGCTGTCGCTCCCAAGGCCGTTCCGCGTCTCTCGTTTTCGGCATTTCCTCCCCTCATTTCATCGCTCGCCGCTGCTATGGTCTGCCGGCGGCCGGGATGTTCCGGGGCGCTGCTCCCACAATCCAGAACAGCGTGCTTCCAGGGTCGAGGCCGCTTTTTACGAACCACTGCATTGTCTTCGCTTCGTAATTTGGGTGGAGCGTGATGCCACCCCAAACAGCCGTCGCCGGCTTCTCGTATGCAAATCCTTCGGTATGAAACAAATCGTGGTAAATAAAATCCCTGTCGGCCCCGTGCTCTCTGAGCGTTCGGTGTATGCTCTCGCGCCGGTCTGGCGCCGTCGCTACAAGATGAACATTTCTTACCTTCTTCCCATAGCGATTCAAGCCTATCATAACGCCGGATGCCGTGATGCCGCTTCCGCACGTCATAACGAGGTTTTCAATTTCATCAGGGATATTCTCTACCTGTGCTGCGACGGCCCCAAGGAGGACATCTGAGTGCCCGGAAAGGTTAATTCCGTACTGGACGATGAAGTCCTCGGGCCCTTTCAATTCCTTGGCCTTCGCGTATAGCACATTATGGCGGCCGCTCCTGGTAGCAAGCAAGACCGTCGCGCCGTATTTTAAGCATAGGCGCGGCATGGGGCTTTCCAGCAGCTTCGCGCGGCTGGTGCCTCCGTATAATATCTTGCATCGCTTTCCGAAGGCCAGCGCGGCCGCTGCCGTGATAGGGGCCTGCGGGCTGTGTATGCTGCAGCAGCTTATGACGCCGCTGATTTCGTCTTTCACGCTATCGAGGAGCATCATGCACTGTCGCATTTTCCCGCCGTTGACTTCTCCGGGGCCGAACGGCTCATAGAGATCGTCGCGCTTGAAAAGCAGGCCGCCTACGCTCTGCACTGGCGTCAGCTTATTCATGGCCGGCCTTCCCGAAAATCTTCCGGTAATAGTCCGCCTTCTGGGCAAGCTCGTTTTGCATGATGCCGGCGAGGCTTTGCTTGGAGATTTTCTGTCCGCTTCCGGCCGTCTGATTGAGCGTCTTAAAGGCGTCGGCCGTTCCGACCTGCTTCATCCGCTCTGTCGGCTGCGGGTTCTTCCCGTTTATCATCATGCAGAGGTTGTAGGTATTCGGCTTGAAGCCGTCCAGGCCCTCAATGCCGCAACAGGTCATGTCGTCGCCCATATTGCGCAGGCGGTTTTCACCAGAATAGAATACCAAGCCGCAACGGTGGGCCTCCGCTTTAATCTGCTCGAAGTCTGCCCGCAGCAGCTCAATGGGATAAACGCAATCGCCGCCGACGCGCACGAGGCCCGGCTTCGCTTTTGCGAATTTCATCCCTTCCACAACAACGCCGTGGGCGCCTGCGGCCTTCACGCGGGGAAGGTTCTTCAAAACGTCTTGGAGAACTTCGTGCATGAATGGCTGGATGCGGACGATTGTGCGTTTCACTCTGGGCGAGATCGTCCGCAGCATTTCCAAGCGTTCCTCGTAGCTCGGTGCGCCTTTTTCAAGCTGGTCGTACCGGCTGCATACCATGCTGATTTGAACGACGCAGTTACACTCCGCAAGGAGCTCAAGGTATTCTGGGCTCGCCGCGAGGCGGCCCTTCGTACTTACCACGAAGGGATATTTTGTCTCTGCGAGATACTTCAAGCACTCGAGACTGTAACCGTATTTCTTTTCGACCGGCTGGAAAGGGTCGCTCATGCCGCCCCAATGAATGGGGATATTCCAGTCGCACCACGCGGTTTCTCCGCTGCGCTTTCCCTGGACAAATGCCTTGAGGCTTTCAACAGTGTCGCCCTTCTTCACCGCTTCGAGCTGCCCGTTCTTTTTCTGCACGAAGCAGTACCGGCACCCGTGGCTGCATCCAACGTATGTATCGAAGCGAATGGGGAGATTGCATAGCACGATCTGGCTTCCGCATTTACACGCCATTGTTGTTGCCCTCCTCGAAAACGGTCTTGAGAATTACGGCCACAAGGCTGTCTTTCCCGTGGGTCTTGATATATGCCTCCAGGTCGTCGCGGTCGTGCTGGTCGAAGCGGAGGCTGAGATTGAAGGTCTTTTCAATCTGGGCGAGCTCTTGGTCTATCATGCCCTGGTCAATGAGCTGTTCCAGCTTCGCCTGCACCTCGTCGATTTCCGGCTGCGTAAAGCCGGTTTCCAGCGCCCGGTCTCCGAGGCTGTCAAAAACGGCGCCGAGCTTTTCCGTGTCCCATCTGCCGCCGATTTTGTTGAGCGCGATGTTGAGCTCCTTTTCCTTGATCTCGTCGAGGTCTACGACGCTGACATCGACCTCCTCATGTCCGAGGGCTGCTTCCACGGTGAGCCTCTGGTGGCCGCCGACCACGCGGTTCGTCCGTTCATTCCAGACGACGGGTTCGACCATTCCAAATTGCTCTAAACTGCGCTTGAGGGTTTCGTACTCAGCGTCCCCGGGCTGGAGCTCCACGCGGGGGTTGTAGGTCGCTCGCTCCATATCGGCAATACGTTTTCTGATAATCTTCATCACACGAGCCCCTTTACTTTGTCCATGACGGCCTTCGCCAAGCCGACCTTCCCGTAGTCTTCGACGTAGCGGTTCACACGCTGGTGCTGTTCTTCCGGCAGAGTGAAGGTAGCAACAAATGTGTCGCTTTCCTTCTTCCCGACGTCGGAAAAGTCCTCTTTGAGGAGGTCTTCGATGTGACCGAAGTCCTCGCCCATGAGGCTGATTTCCAGCTCGGTAAATCCAGTGGCCTTCAAGTTTCCGCCGGCTGCCTTGATTTCGTCGATAAGGGCAACCAGCTTCGCTACGTCCCAAATGCCCTTGCTCTTATTCAGTAAGACGTTGAGGATTTTTTCATCCTCCGGGGAAAGGTTTACGACGCTGATGTCTTCTTCCTCGACACCTCGGGCAAGAAGAACATTCCGGCGCTGGTGGCCGCCGACGATATTGCCGGTGCGCTCGTTCCATACAATCGGCTCTACATAGCCGAAGCTGTCGATGCTTTCGTCAAGGGCTTCCCATTCCTGGTCGCCCGGTTTCAGTTCCACCCTGGGGTTGTATTCCGCTGGGGTCAACTCGGAGAGCTTCATTTTACGTATTTCCACAGGTTACTCCTTTCTGGCATAAAAAGCGCCCGCTACATTCTCTGTAACGGTCGCTTTTGCTCTGCGCAATTTTTCATGGTAATAATGCTACCACGAAAAAATCTCAAAAGCAAATTGCAAAAATGCACCGTCTTTTTGCACGGGGGTTATCGGACGGCTCTGGCCCCATAAAGCATGATCGCTATACGCTGCACCAGGCGCTTCCGGTTCCGCCAGACCGTCGATGTGTCGCACCCAAGGGTCTGTCCGATGGTCTCGTCGTCCGTCTCCTCAAAATACCGGCCGGTGACGCAGTATTCGTACCTGTCGCCTTGTATGGTGGCGATGGCACGTTCTACGGCGTTGATTTCTTCTTCGTCGGCGGCAATGGTGGCTTCCATGTCCTGCTTAATCGCGGAGAAGATTTCGTCCGGGGTGAGGGCGACGCCGTTTTTCTGGAACCTGACGATGCTTTTCGACTTCTGGCGCGGCCCGTAGGTCAAAAGCTCCTGGTAGAGTTCGCGGTCGTCTTCGCATTTCTGCTTCAAATAGGGCAGCGCATAGAGGCGCTTCTCCGTGGCCTTGTATGCGTCCTTCGGGGCCTGCTGTGCTGCGCGGACGGCTGCGTTCACGCTCTTTTTTATGATCTCCTCGATGCTGGGCTTCTTTTCTGCCACGGGGCTTCACCTCCTGCGGTTTCTGATAAAGGGACAATGTACTCCAAGCCAGATAGGGGGTTGCGCGTTTCCTATGACGCTGAACCATAGCCGGCCGGTAAAGAGCAGCTTGACGCGCTCCCAGAACGTGAGCCGCCAGCAAGAAATTACCTGTCCCTCTCCACGGAAGGCAGGCAGCGGGTCGCAACGCTCCTCCATGCCCTCCGGCGGGTTGAATATGATATTCTGTTCCGGGAACGACGTCGGTGTCATGCTGCCGCCCTCCCTTACTTGTGCTGGGCTTCCATCAGCTCGGAGAGCCTGTCCCGTGCGCGGGTCAGGACGTCAATCTGATGGCGTGCCCGTTTCTGTGCTGCAGGGATTAAGCCCTTACCGCCGGGCAGAACGCGGCCGACGATGCCGCTGGTGGTGGTGTCCATGTTCGCAGTCTTGTCGGCCTCGTTGATAAGGCTCTGTAAATCTGCAAGAAGCTGAACATCGGTTTTGAAATTACTCATGCCTTCCTCCTCAATCTGCTTCGTTGATGTTGACTGCGATGCACTCTGTCCAGCCGAGACCTCGATACTTCTCGAGCCATTCCTCGTCGGTGTTGTGCTCCTCGCACCAGTCCCAGCCCACAACCTCAGTGAGCGTATTCTCGACCTCGCCCATGTCGCTGTCGTCGAAAAAGAAGATGTGCTCCTCGCCGCAAATGTATTTCGTCACTTCTGCGGCGCCCCATGAGCCCTTCCAGCGAGCGCAGCTATCGTCACAGACGATTTCGCTCGCCACCATCGGAATGACCGGGAGTGTCGGGTTCTGCTCGATAAGCGCAAGCAGCTCTTTAATTTTCTGCGTCTGGTAATCCATGTTTCCCTCCTATGCCTTCCAGAAAAAGCAGTACGCCCGGGCCGCCGAAGCGGACGCGGAAGGTCTCTACTTCCTGGGGTGTTATGTACTTGCGGCCGAAACGGCCCTTCATGTTCTGCCAAACATTCCAGGGCACCCGAAAAAAGTCCATCGGGCCGAAGGAACAGAGGACGAAGGCGATACCTCCGAGGGCCGCGCATCGCTGCAGGCGCTCCGCCTGGTCTTCGGTAACACGGCTCTGCTCCATTCTTCCGGTGTCTGTGTGCTTGGCCTCGAAGTTGATGGCGCGGCCGCCGGCGAGGAGGCCCTTGTAGTCCGCCTGTGCCGCCTTCGTGTAGACCGCGAGAAACTTTCCACCGCCCATGTCCTTGATAGGGCGCATGGGCTCCGGCGTCTTCTCAATGTCTGCGGCACCTTTTACGCGGTAATAATTGCATCCGGCGTCTATGATCTCCTCAAAATGCAGCCCGTTGGCCCGGCTTATCGAGCCTTGATACTGGCGCCTGGCAGCGTCGCGGCTCTGGCTATTCTGCCACATAGGCATCCCTCCTAAAAACCTTATTTTATTGGCTAAATATTTGTAGTTTCATGTGAAACTTCAACATTTCCACAACATTTTGCACACCTTATGACGACGAGGCGCCGCCGGCGCCGCTGCGCAATAAGTTCTTCTTGCGCGAGGTACTTCTTCGGAAAACGCTGGCGGCTGCACTCAGTCCTATAATTGCTTCTCTTGCGGTAATCCCCGTCAAAGCCTCGGCACTCGTCGCAGAAATAGCAGATGTCTTCGACGTTCTCTACCTCGCCTGGCGTTAAATACCAGCTTTCCAGCTCGCAGTTATAGAGGCAGTGATTGCATTTGCATCCGTAGCAGTTCATAGCGTACTGCTCACGGGCGGTGTGCAATACTTGTCGATGGTGTCTTTCATGGCTCCAGCGATAACCTCGGCCATGATGCGGGCGGTATTGTGCTCGCTGTCTTTTTTGGCCTCCTGGATGGCTGCGGGGATTTCCTCTGGCTCATAGCCGGTGTCCTCGTATGCGGCGAGGCGCAATAGGATTTCCCGTACCGCTGAGACCGAAAATAGCGTTTCTGCGGCAATCATGCCCGTGCCATACTTGTTTTCCTTCCCGATGTATGTGACCACACCGTTAATTCGCTTCGTCAGTCGTTCCATATCAGCCTCCGCCTTCCTCGGTGAGGAAGCCCATTTCATAGGCCATCTGCCGGATTTTTCGGATGGTCGCATCGCTGATGCGGTTGCCGCTGTCCGTTCTGACGGCAAGGCTGTCAACAAAATGCCTGATTGCGTCCTCGGTCTTCTTAGGCGCCGCTGTGACGGCTGCGGCCTTCTGCTCTAAGCCGTCGATGTACGAGCAAATCTGAGCATCGGTCATTTTCCGGATGCGCGTCGCGCGGTCGTGCTGATCTCGCTCGTCGTCCGTTCTTCGGCAATTCCGTTTCATCGCTCTTTCACCTCCAAACTCTCAATGCAGTCCAGCGCCTCGCCCAAGGCGTCTTTGGCGGCCTGGATAGCGTCGGCGGCGAGACGGTACTTTCTGTGTAGGCTGTCCAAAAGATACTGCTCGAAGCTCCCGTCTTCCACTTCAACGAGAAACGCTTTATGGCTGGGGCTGTTCGTGCTGTTATACTTTTCGATTTGCTCCTTGAGGTATTCCGGCGTCCAGTCCTTCGGTACGTTGTGATGGCTCGTAATCTTACCTTCCTGATTGCGGTAATAAACAAGCTGCATTTACTTTCCCTCCTTCCAGTATTCAACAAAATGGGTGTATGCGTTGCTGCTGCCGCGCTTCTCGCGGCCCCAGCGGACGGTGTAGCCGTTCTGTGCGAGAATTGCTACGAGCACCTTGCGGTCTTCCTCTTTGGCGCAGTCGATTTTGTGACGCTCATTCATGCGGCTGTCCTCCGTTTCTATACGGCCAGGCGCTCAAGCAGCGCTCCCATCGTTCTGATGGGCTCGCCCAAAGCTGCGACATACTCCGGGAAATTCGCTCTGGCGACGGCAGCGGCCATAGGCGGGCATACGGCGTTTCCGCACCTGGCGACCTGTTCATTCTTGGGGTATGGGTTTCCCATATAGTCACGGTCGATGATGTAATCCGATGGGAAGCCCATAGCGTTGTATAACTCGCGCGGCGATAGCATCCGCAGTCCGATGTCGGCTATGTAGAAAAGCGAGCCTTTGATTTTCAACAGCAGAAGGTCGTCTTCTTTCAGCTCGTATTCGCAATACCGGTTCAACAGTGTCCTGATTTCCGGCCAGTGCCCGAGCGATTCGCCGCCCGATACCTTGCAGAGGTAAACTTCACAAAGGGCAAATACACCAGATGCAGTCTGTGTAGGAAGCGGCTCTATCGGCGATGTGCCTACCTCGTCGCGCTTGAACTTGACGACGTGCGCGGATACTACTGCCTCGCGATCGTGGCTGGTGACGGTGTGCATCGGCTTCTGGACGTTCAGCGGGCGGCCGCCGGTATAGTATTCCACAAGGTTCGCGCAGGTGAGGCCATATCGGTTTGCTGCGTCAACGGTGTTAATCGGCTTCGATAGCTCGGAACCCCTGACGTACTCCGTCTGTTCCGTGTGGTACTGAATGAGCGACGGGGCAACGATGCAGGCCTCTTGTTTTGATACGGTAGTAGGCGCGGGCTCGCTCAGGCTCCTTATTCGGTTCCCCCCTCCGGTCTGTCCAATGCACATCAACGAAGGGGTTACAAGCATTTGACCGCCGCCTCCGGTTCTGACCGTATGCACTGGGCGGCTCGCGTCCGCGCCCGTAGAGCTACCGGTATTACTGACCGTGATAGGGGCGAGCAACGGCTCACATAGGCCGCCGGTGTGTTTTGCGGTGATGGTCTTATACGGCTCTTTTATATCGGCAACGTGCCCGGCACCAGAATGATTGCATTCGACCAAAAAGGGGCTGCCGCTTTTGATGGTAAACTTGTCTACGCCGCGAATGATGCGGCGCATGGTGTTGTCCGCCAACGGCCGCACGGCATTCAGCCCGTATTTCTCTCTGATCGCTGCTTTGCTGTCAAAAACAGACGGGCAAGGCAAACTCCAGTCTATAATCTCAGCCGCCGAACGCCAGGGAAGCAGTTTGCCGGATTGTACTTCTTCGCTGCTTCTCGGTGCGTGTGTCCGTGTCGGCCATACAATGGGCTGCCCGTCGCAGCGGGCAATCAGCACGAAGCGTTTCCGGGTGGTAGGGGCTCCGTAGTCCGCCGCTACAAGCTCGCGGTATTCGACGGCATAACCGAGGTCTCGAAGCTGAGATAGAAACTTTTGAAATGTTGTTCCGGCGAGCTTCTTAATGGGTTTCCCTTTTCGGACGGGGCCCCATGTCTGGAACTCCTCAACATTCTCAAGGAATATCACCCTCGGGCGAACAAGCGCCGCCCAGCGCAATGTAATCCAAGCGAGCCCCCGGATTTTCTTATCGACGAGCGCGGCGCCTTTGGCCTTTGAAAAATGCTTGCAGTCTGGGGAAAACCAGGCGCCAGCGACCGGCCGGCCGCGACATACCTGTCTTGGGTCGATGTCCCATACACTTGCTTGGTAATGCTCCGTGTAGGGGTGATTTGTTTTGTGCATGAGAATTGCGGCGGGGTCGTGATTGATGGCTGCCGCGATGGTGACGCCGAGGCCTGTTTCAATGCCGGTCGAAGCTCCACCGCCTCCAGCGAAGTTATCAACGAAGATTTCCTCCGTAAAGCTGGTCTGTGCGGTATTCTTCACTTCTGCGCCTCCTCATTCTTCGGCGCTTCCGCTTTTTCTGCCTGGGCTTTCATGTTCTGGAGCATGGTCTTTATGAGCTCTGCAGCGTCCGCCAGTCGGTCGAGGTCTTTCGCTCCGCAACTCCAGCGGGCCGTAAGCGTGACGGTAGGGGTGCCAAAATTGGAATAGAAGAAGCAGGCGTCTACGCTATCGAGATACAAATAGCTGTTTTTCCTGGGAGTATTCTTGCGGCCGCCAAACCAGGTCATAACCCGTTCGGCCATTGTGCTGGGAGGCGGCTCGCTGACGATATGGCCGTCCATACTAGATGCCCGCGCTGCGTCGCACAGCATAATGATTTGTTGATCTTTTGTGAGCTTCATCAGCGGTGGCCCTCCTCCGGCCATACCATTCCTTCGGGGTGTTCACGAAGAAGGTTGTCCCCGTAGACCTTCTTGAGGTTATCTTTCATAAAAACAGGAACGCCGGCGCTTTGGGCGTCATTCAAGATTGTCTGCACCCATTCCGGTCGTGGCTGGTGGAACTTGCTTCCCGGGCCTGTCATGGCCCCGATGATTACCCATCCCACCTTTTTCAACGCGTCGGCTCCAACTTCCTCGAAGGGCTTGAGCAGCGGCTCAATGCTGACATAGGTGTTGTGCTTTTCGCTCCACCAGAACGGTTCATCCGGCCCCGTGACCGTCGAGCCGTACCAGAAGTTATCTTCTTGGGGCAGATTTCCGGCGGCCGCGAGCTCCTGGTATCTTTGCGGGTTCTTCGTGAGGAACAGGTAGGTGTGCTGCGGCGCCTTTAAGCACTCGGAAAACACCTCGTAAATCCACGCGGCCGGTACCCACGCGCCGAAAAGGTCTCCCATGCTACTGACGAACACCCTGGAAGGGATGCGGCGCTTTGTGGGATAATCCATCGCATAGCCGTGGAAAGTCGGCGCAAATCCTTTGGGGTAGGGGGTGCTTCTGAGGTAATTTACATTCTCGTCGTAGAGCTTCGAGGGCTCGTCGATGATAAAGCATCCGGAGCCTTTCGGAAGGAACTCCAGCGGTTCCGGGAGTACCATTTCGCAGGCGTGGGGTTCAAATCTGGCGATGAAGCGTTTGGCATAGCAGTAGTCGCAGCCATGCAGGCAGCCCGTGACAGGGTTCCAGGTGTGCGTACACCAATCAATCTTGCTTTTGTGGAGGTTCATAGGTTATTTTCCTTTCTGCGTTCAAACGCTTTTTACAGACAGTATGCGGAGAATGAAGCAAGGCTTTCCGGGTTCGGCGCCCCACTCCGGACGGCCTTCTCCGTACTGGAGAACTGCCGTGATCTCCATTGTGTCGGCGGCCGCGTTATATCCGTTGCGAAGTCTCAAGACGGACGCTTTCTGCCTTACGGGGTCGGCAAGGGCCTCCGGTGAAAGGTCAAACAGCTTCTCAAATCGGGAGCGGTAATAGGGGTTGTCTTCTCGGTATTCCTCGCGCTTCTGCCCGCAGAGTATCATGTCATACCATTGGCGTTTTATCGGTAATGTCAGCATCGCGGCTGTCCTCCTGTTCTGTTTCCGGGTCTTCCGCCGGCCGGAGGCCGTCGGAGAAAAAACTATACTGATTTTGGGCTTCTTCCTCACGGTCGGCCTGCTCCCTCCGCACTTTGCGAAGGCAGCACGGACCATAGCCGTCTCGGATGCCCTGGGAACTCGTAAGCAGGCCGCCGCAACGCTTGCAGCGCCGGGCCGGTATGGTAAAGACTTCGTTTTCGTTGTAGACCATTGGCTCGCCTCCGTTCCCTGGTCTCTTGGCGTTCATTATTTCCTGCCGGGCGCAGGCGGGCAGAACTTGACCGTTCTGCACTTGGGGCAGCAAATGAAGCCGTCGAATTTGATAATTTTGACGATGCTGGGGTCGAACGAAATGCTATAGGCGATTGTTTCGGGCTCACCGATATACCCGCAATCACACTGGAAGGGATACGCGATCTCGCGGCCGCAGTGGGCGCAGTAGTCGAGGCCGTTCTCAAAGGGCCCGTCTGCCTCCAACTTGACGATATGGCCGCAGGCCTCGCACTGATAGACGTTGTGCTCCGCGTCGATACGCTTGTAATTACACTTTTCCATTTCTGTGTTCCTCCTTCGTTTTTTTGACCTGGCCGCAGCGTTCCGGGCCGTTCTGGCACGGGTTGCGGCACTCTTTTCGTTCCTGGCACTCCGCGCAGCAATAGCTTCCGCGCCGGCGGTCGCAGTTGAAAATACTACACATTGTCACGGCGCTACCTCCAGCACCTCGCACCAGCGGTTATAGGCGTCCATGACCTTCCGTGTGTAGTCCGTGGAATAGACGCCCTGGCTCCATAGCTTTTTGGCACCGCTGGGCCCGCAGTTATAGGCCATCAATGCGAGCCCGATGTCTCCGTAGGTCTCGATATAGCCGCCAATCATGTAGATGCCTGCGCCGATGTTCCCGTCGTAGGTTGTAACGTCGAATCCCTCTTTGAGGAGCCAGTCGTGATTGCACTTGTTGATTTGCATGAGGCCGTAGTCGCTGGTGCTGCTCACCGCGTCCGCGTCAAAGTGGGTCTCTATCTCCGCCATAGCAATACCGAGGGCGTAGGGGACACCGTATTGCTCGCAGTAGTCTTGCATGATCTCCTGGAGGTCATAGGCGAGCAGCCGACCTTCGCTTACAATGTCGTCACGGTATTTGGGGCTCTCTGTCTCGGTTTCCTCGGGCGTTTCGGGTTCCTCCGGTACGTGTTCCCGCAGAGGGATGTATGTAGCCGTGGGGGTGTCGGACGTGGCCGGCGTCGGGGTGGTGCGCACGAAGGTCGTTTCCGGGGGCTCACCTTCGCCGTTGAAGGCTCCAGAAGCGAGGACGATAATTGTCGTTGCTGAGAGAATGAAAAGGGTGGCGATAAGCATAAATATTCGTTTCAAAAGGTCTCCTTTCTCACCATCCGGCTCGCTTTGCCTCGTAGTCATAGGCTTCGTCCAGATTGGTAATTCCGCGTTCATGCAGCTTCCTCATAACGCCGTCGATGTAATTCCAGTTGATTTTGCCGGCGCGGCTGGCTTGTTCAAAAGCGTAGGCGAGAAGCTGTTTCCGTTCTATCGGGAATGTGATGGTCGCATCGGCGTCGGTTCCGGTGCTCTGCCGTAGGTACTCAAATATCCGTTGTTCGTCTCTGGGCGTCGGCCGCATATCTGACGCATAAGCGCCGAAAAGCTCGCCGGTGATCTTCTTGAGTTCGGCGCCTACGGCGTCCGTCCAGCCAAAGTAGCGGGTAAGGTCTTGCACGTCTTCTGAGTATTCTCCGATACCCTCTGCAAGTGGGATGCTGTATATGTTTCGCTGCCCGGCCTCCTGGGCCTCAATCGTGGTGACGGGAATGAGCTTGTAGCGGCTGGGCCTGCCCTTTACGCCTTTCTCGAATTGGAGCAGGCCCGCGTCTACAAGCTGCTGCCTGGCTATGCGTATGGTCTTATCTGAGCCAGCATTTACCGTGGCAGTCAAACGGTCGTTGTCGATGGAGAACCATTCCGGCCAGTACAAACGGTTTGCGAATTGCATCAGCTTATACCATAGGAGCTGCGCCGTCGTAGGAAGGGGGTGCCCCCGCATCCTTCGCTCGAAGGCGTTGATCTCCAAGAGATAATTCAATCGGCGGCACCTCCTTCCTTACGCTGGTGCCGGTGCTTCGGCTTATTCCATGCTCACCGTAGAACCGTTCTCTCCGGCGGAAACAGTGATATTCTGGGAAAATCTTGCCTTCATGGTCGGGTCGTGGCTGATTGCCAGAATACGCATCCCAGGGTTTCTGGCGGCCATGTTGGTGAGCGCATCGGCGTAGGCCTCTGTACCGTCTGCATCGAGGAAAGGCGGTTCGTCGATGAACAGCATTCCAAGCTGGACACCGGCGCGGCGGGCTTTTACGTCCGCGAGGCCCAGCGTGACCGCAAGAGCGATTTTCACCTTCTCGCCGCCGCTGTGGGAGAGATACGGGCGGTTCGTTCCGGCGATACTGGAAATCCAGACCTCCAAACTGTTCACGATCTGCTTCGTGCTTCGCTGCTCCTTCTCCGTGCGGATGTCTACGGCCATACGGCCGCCGGTCATGGCGGCGAGGATGTCGTTGCTGCGGTGCATAATTTCGGGGACGACACCACGGATAATCATGTACTGGATGCCGTCGAGACCAAAGGCAGCGGCCAGTGTGGTGTAGTCGTCCAGCACCTTCGCCGTCGCTGCGACGTCCTTCCGCAGCTCTGCCGTCTGTGTTTCGGCTTCCGCGATGCTTTCCAACTTCGCCTTGATAGCGCCGCGCTGGGTCGCCAGGTCATTGATGGTCGCCCGGTGGGTGTCTCTGATCGCCTTGAGGCCGGGGAGCTGATTGTCCTTGGCGGGGAGCCGCGTCAAAAGGTCGGCTGCGCTGCTCGCGGCTTCGGCCCGCTTCGCCACAAGGTCGGCGATGTCGCGCTCGAGCTCTGCTAAGTGGGCCTCAAGCGCCGTAGCGGTCGCCTCTGCTGCAAGGCAGTCCGGCAACTGCGCTGCGATGGCTTCTGTGCTGAGAATGAGCATACGCAAATTATTGGCTCGCTGGGCGTCTCCCTGGAGGCCGTTGATCTCGGAAAGATAGGCGGCAGCTTCCTTGGTGGCGGCGGCTTCACGTTCCTGGGCCTCCGCAATTTCTCTGACGGTCTCCGTGAGGCGGGCATCGTATGCCGCCAGCTTCGGGAGATTGTCGGCCAGTTCGCGGAGGCGCTGCTCCTCAGCGTCGAGCTCCACAAGTTCTTCGCCGGGGTTGCCAGAGGCTTGATATGCCTCGCGGGCGGCGTCCGCCTTTTTCAACAGCGCGTCGTACTCTGCTCGATGCTGCTGCTTCAATGTCTCGATTTCCTCTGTGAGAGGGGCGATTTTGCGCTGTGCCTCAACCGCATCAGCAAGGAAGCGGCAGGAGGCCTCGCCAACATTGGGGCATCCGCTGTCCGTGAGCTTTTGCGTGAGCCGCATAGCTTCATCAAGCGCACTTTGCTTCCCGACGATGATGCTCTTTGCATCGCTCGCGTAGGCCCGGGCGTCATAGGTCGCTTCGTGGAAGGCTCGTGCAAGGTCGCTTTGCTTCTGGAGCCGGGCTTTCGCGTCTGCCTGCTTCGGGGCCAGTTCTGCGATGGCTGCCACCGCAGCCTCGATTTCGGGTCTCTGCGCCACGATTTTCTCAAGGGTGTCTCTTGTAGCCGTAAGCTCGCGGAGGCATCCTGCGGCATCCTGGGCGGCTTTCTGGCTATTCTCGCGGGCCTGCTGGAGAGAACGCAGCTTTTCTTCCTTTGGGGCCAGCGTTTCAAGCTCTGCGCGGTAGGCTTTCAGCTCGTCGGCGGCCTGCTGGGCGGCTGCCTTCTGTGACGCCTTCTTCTGCGCCAAGAGTAAGTCATTCGCCAAGCCGGCCTTATAGACGGCCTTCTCGTTTGCCTGGCGCTCATAGTCTTTGAGCTGGGCCTCTTTTTCGGCCGCCTGCTTTTCAAGCTCTGCCCGCATGGCGTCCACCTGCTCTGCAGTAGAGATTGCCTTTTCCGTAGCGGAAAGAGCGTCGGAGAGTTCGGCGGTCTTCTGCATGAGGGCTTCGTCTTCTTCCATGAGACTGTCTTTCTGCCCGATTTGCTCGCCGAGGACATTGATGCGCTCGCGGGTCGCGGCGATCTTGCGGCGCTGCTCCGTAGCGTTGGCCTTTGCAAGCTCCTCCATGCGGCCGTAAATATCCAGCCCGAGAAGGGCGCTCAAGACCTCCATGCGGCGGTCGCTGTCTGCCTCCAGGAACAGGCCGTAGGCGTCCTGGCGGATAAGGGCGATGGAGCAGAATGTGTTGCAGTCCATCCCGAGCAGGCCGATGATCTTCTTCTGTGTAAGCGGCATGGTCGTATCGCTCGCGTCGTCCCAGGCATCCGTATCCGGGTTGAACCGCTGGAGCGAAAGAGTTCCGCGTCCGCTTTTCGTGCGTGTTCTGATAACGCGGTATTTCTTGTCACCGAGGGCGAAGGTGAAGGTAATGGCGCCGCTCTTTGTGCCATCGCGCACCCAGCCGCCGACGTCTTCTTTTCGGGTCTGCTCATAAAGGCAGTCGGCAATCGCATCCATAAAGAGGCTGCTCTTTCCAACACCGTTCTGGCCGTTGACCATTGCCATGTGTACGGGGTCGAAGTCAAAGGCGGCTTCCGTGTAGCTGCGGTAGTTCTTTACTTCGATGGTAAGCGGTGTGAATGAGCCGGTATGCTTTCCGGCGTCGCGGCCATCGTCGGCCTGCTTGATGATGGGCGCGGCCAGTTCCATAAGCCGGGCTTTATCGGTCTCGGGGATTTCTGCTTTGTCCAGCCAACGGGAAAGGCACTCGACCGGGCCGTCTGTTTCGTTGATTGGCTCCTTCGCGCCCAGCTCCTCAATTTCTTCCGGGAGAATTTCGGCAACGTAAAAAGCGCCGGCCGCAAGAAGCGCCTTTTGATATTCCGCGCGATTAAATGCTTTGTCCTGGTCGCTGTCACAGTCGTAGCGCACTCGCACGATTGCGTCCTTGATGGCCTGATACTGATGATTGAGCTCGCCGCTGCGAATGAACGCGGCAACGTCCTCCGGGCCGATGTGGAGCGTGTAGTGCTTTCTTTCGGGCGTGTTGACGAAGTGCGTCGCAACGGCCGTGCCGGGTAGCCCAACCGGCGAAGTGAAAATATCGTGGTAATAAAAGCCGTGCTCCGTGCCTTCGTCGTTGAAATTGAGCTGATTGGGAGAGCCGCAGTAATAGGCCGGCGTGTTAGAGACAAGGCGCTGCGGGTGGTGGATGTGACCGAAACAGGCCAGGTCTACGCCGGTGGCGTCGATGGTGGCGGGAAGGATTACAACGTCCTGGCCGGCCAGGAAGGTGCTGCCGTTATCAGCTTCGGCACCGCTGACCGTATAGTGGGCGACCAGAATAGACGGTATCGTCCTGTCGAGCTGCGTCGCCAGCCCCAGCACTACGTCGTTTATGAGCGCGGTCGCGTTTCGGTTCTCGGTTTCCTTATCAATGCCGGGGCAGAAGGTGCGAAGCCGGCCCTTATCAAAGCCGGGGACGCCCATGATCTGGGCAGGGCCTCCGGTGGTCTGCAACGTCAGCACCTTCGGTGTCGTGATGATATGGAGGTTTCTGGCGTCCTTCGTAAGCTCCGCCAAAAGCTCGAAGGCGCGGGGGTTATCGTGATTTTCTGTTCCAAACAGCAGCACTACCGCGCTGCTCGCCTCGCAAAGGGGCCGGATGAAATGCGTCACGGCGTCGTTCACGTCCTCAAGGGCCGTATCAGCCCATACGCGAGAGCGGTTAAAAAGGTCGCCGGCGATGATTGCGAGGTCTGGCTTCTCTGCCTGAGCGGAGGCTACGATAGCCTCCATGCACCGCAAAGTATCAAGCCTGCGGAGGTTCTGGCCGTCTTTCGTCGGCCCTGTCAGGTCGCCAAGGTGTGTATCGGCGGTGTGTAAAACTTTCATAGGTTATCTCCTTTTTTAGCGCCAGCGTCTTGCGGGGTATGGGCCGATGTATCGGGAGAGGTTGTAGATGTATGCGCCGCAGCGGACGCATACATCGTTCTTTCCCCAATATCCGAGCTTCTTCATCCCTCGGACGCTGCCGGTGTAGTGAATAGATGGATGCTGGCCTTTCTGGCCTTCGGTGAGCCTCATGTACCTCAAACAGCTTCCTCCTTTGCAAGCGCGGCCGCAAGCTCCTGGAGCATCTTGTCGATGGCCTCCGCGTCACAAACGAGTTCACGGGTGCTTGGGACACCTTTGACGCCGTTCCGCCTTGCGTCTATCCACATTTCGATGTGTTCGTCGATGTCCCACCCAGCCGCGTATTCCTTGACGTTCTGAATGAAGTCCTTGGAATCTACGCAAATGTTGAAATCTTCTCCGGCCGGGGAAAACTTTGCGAGCTCGATTGTTCCGTTGTCATCCTCACGAACCGTCCATTCAAGGCGCTCGCAGATGTCGGAGAGTTTTTTGTCAAGAGCCATATCAGCGGCCTCCGCGCTGCGTGGAACGCGCCTTATCCTGGCAGACCTTGCAAAGGGCGCGGCCATAGATGCGCTTGCTATACGCAACGATGTCGCTTACCTTCCAGTTCTTCCCTGGGGGAGAGACGATTTTCCGGTGGCAGTCCGCACAGATGTCTTCTTCCGTGCTCTGCGGTTCGCCCCAAGCGCCGCTTGCCGCACCTTCGTCGCCCCATTCGCCGCCTTCGGGCTCGTCGGGGTCTTCTGAGGGGTCGTACTGGCCGGGCCCTTCGTCGGGGTAGGCCGGAATCTGTTCCGCTTTCTGCGGCTGCTGCGGGGCTTCGAGCGCCTGCCGCTGTGCTGTGGGGAGGGGCGTTTCAAAGAGCATCCCCATAGACTGCAAGTAGTTGGCCGCTACGGCGTCTTTAATCTCCGGCGCGTCCAGGTTGGGGACGACGCGGGCAACGACAAAGGGCTTCTTGAGGTCTTCGTAGGCATACGTCCCGGCGAGGCCAAGGGCGGCTCTGATCGCTCGCATGAAGGCTTTACTCTCTGCCATCGCTGTGCGGTGTGGGAGGAAGCGCCGGTACTGCTGGCCGTTGGCGCCGTCTTTCATGCCGGCGGCCTCCAGGGTGCAGTCAATTTCCTTCGTGGCCTGGAGGAGCCGGAAGCCGCCGGACGGCTCCGGTACTCTGATCGTGACCGTCACGGCCACGTCATGCACATGGGGGCAATTCCCGCAAGAGCGAGCCTTACCGGTGGCTCTCGCCATTTCGATGCAACGGTCGCAAGCCTCGGTTCGCCCGGGGGTCGTGGAAACGATGCTGATGTTGGCTGCGGCGGCCAGCTTCATGCCGCCGACCTTCGTGATCGCGTAGGCGTTGCTGGATTTCTCATAGTAGATGTCCTTGCTCGGGCCGTTGTTGGAGCTGTTCTGCCGGACGTCGAGCTGCACTTCCGAAACGGTGATACGCTGGAGGTTGCTGGCGACCTGCATGGTCGTGACCGGCACGAGGACGTTGTATTTTTCGCGGTCGTACTTGTTGAGCTGCACGATAGCGTTGGTGGGGTTCATAGGTTATCCTCCTTCAAAAAGGTCTTGACGCGGGCTGCTGCCCGTGCTATATTGTGACCATAGGTTATTTTCCGAGCGAGCCGCTTCCTGCGCCAACAGGGGCGGCTTTTTCTATGCCTGCGTTCATCCCGACAAGCAGGATGTCCGAGATTGTTTCCTCCAGCTTCCGGAGGAAGGCGAGCGCATTGCCGAAGTCTTCGCGTTCGCTGTCGTCAATCACTCCATCGAAGGCAATCTCCTCCAACTGGTCGGCTACCTCTTGCGCGTCTTCGAGCATCCTGCTCACGCGAAGCGTTGCAAGCGGGAGCGGACGGTCTGTTGCTTTTCGGCCGATGCGCTGCCCTACGGGGCACCCGGCGCAATACTTCACCAGAATAGAGGGGTTCTTGTAGCTCTCCGAATAGAGGACAGCATCACCAGGTTCCATCAGAACCTCTCCGCGCTCATGGCGTCCGATTGTCTCCTGCGAATATGGTACTTTGGTCGTTGCTGTGCCTCTGCTGGCATATCCGGCCTTCAAACGTGCCTCACGGAGATAATCGGGCGCGTTTTTTGTTGCCGTATCTGACATTCTGTGAGCCTCCTTTCCGTGGTATCATTTGTTTGTCAGCAAGGGGAATCGCCTCCGGCGGCCTTGCTGATGGCCTTCAAGACGCAGCGAGCCGCGTACTCAGCATTTTGGGTGAGCTGGCGTTGCCACGCACCATAGCGAGGCGACCAGCGGAAGCCGTTAGATTTAAGGACGCTGCGGGTCTCCTCATCGGGCTTCTCGTCGAAGATGATTTGGAGCCGGTCAGCCTCCAGGTTTCGGACGATCTCGCCGCCGTCGAACTTCTCGTTTTCGGTGGGCTGGGCCTGCTGGGCCTGCCGCTTGTCTAACTCGGCCAGACGGTCGGCGACGCGCTTGATGTAGCCACGGCGGCTCTGCAGCTCGTAAGCCGGGAACGGGCAGCCATAAAGCGCAAGGGGTGTTCCGTCGCCTTTGGCGAATACGCCGGGTCTGGTAAGCCACGCTTTTTCCTTCGGGGTGATGCCGGGGCAGCCATCCAGCGTTTTGTTCTTGCGATAGAAGGCGTTGGCGGCCTTTGCATCATCCAGTGATTTTTGATAGGCGGCAAGCTGCTCCGTAAGAATCTCTCGGGCGTGAGGGTCGGCCAAATCGACGGGGCCGGTGCCGACGGATTTGATTTTGCTCAAAATGCCTTTGATCTCGTCGTATTCTTTCCAGAGCGTATCCTCGCGGGCCATCTGCTTGTTGTGCTTCCGCATATTGAAATTGCCTGCGCCGCTGATAAACTGGCTGGGGTAGCTGGCCTGATTGCGGTTGTGGGCGTTCGTCCACTCGGCGAGACGCCGGGCATAGCGGTCGAGCAGTGCGTCGAGCTTGTCGTGGTAGAACGGACTGACTTCGGCTTTCTTTGAAGCCACCAAGGCGGCTGCTTCGTCTACGGCGGCGCGGTAGCTATCCGTGGCGCTGCCTGGCTTGTAGTCGCTCATGTGTACCATGGAGTGCGCGGTGCGGGCGGTTTCTTCGCTGATTTCGTAGTAGTTCACTTGGTATCCTCCTTCGGTTCCGTGTTAGACGTAAACGGGGTCTTTGCCTCGTTCCGTGTTCTCGCCGGCGAAGCAGTATCCGCAGAACTGCCAGATGCTATTTTCTCCGGCGTAGGTGATGCGCTTGAAGGTGGCGAAAACAGGACGCCACTTTCCGCTGTTGGGGTCTTCCCGATGGGAATAGGGCTCGCCGAGCTGGGTGCAATCGCTTCTCATGCAGGCCGGCGGGAGGCAGTTGACGGCGTTGTCAACAACGTCCTGGCTCACATAGTCGCCGATCTTGGCCTTGCCATAGTCGAAGGTGTCTCCCGTGTAGACCTCCTTATCGTCGGCCGGCGCTTCGCCGCAGTCGCATCGCTCTCCAGGGTCGAGGGCGCAGCCGCAGCGGTCGCATTTATAATTCCACATGGTCTTTCTCCTTTCTCCGTCTCCGGCGTTCCGCTTCCTCTACCCAGGCCCGGAGACGGTACCCGAAGTAGACCAGAATGACGGCCCAGATGGGGACGGTAATTTCTCCGCCGGGAAGCCCAGCGCGAGCTGCTGAAATGTCAATAGCCCAAAGAACGAGCCTGGCTGCTGCAAAAGCCGCAAGGGCCGTGAGGAACAGCCGTGGGAACTTGCTCCGGCGCTTCCGCTTACGTCGCTGCGTCTGTGCGCTGACGGTCATCTCTATCGTCTGCATAGCCGCTCCTCCTCAGGCTGTTTTCGCTGCCCGTGTCTGCCGGGCGGCGGCCTTTGCGGCAACCTCCTGCGTGTAGCAATAACGCTCATGGAAGTAGCTCTTTGCGATGCGGCCCGGAATGACGCAGTAGCCTCGGTCGCTCAATTCGCGGTTAAGGTCTGCGATGATCTTGTAGCTTTTACTCCGTGAGAGGCCGGTAATTGTCATAACGTCCTCCACAAAGTAGAAGATGTCCTTGACAGTTTTCATCTGACTGCCCCCGCTTCCGTCTGCGGATAAGTCGCCATGAAGCGGCGAACGGTGGGGATAAGCTGATGGCCGGCGCATCTGCCGGTAGTGGTCTCGACGAGGGTGGTGTACTTGACGCCGGCCTTCTCGGCGAGCTCTTTGACGGTCATGCCCGTCTGGGCGGTAAAGACGCGGACTTCAATGCCAAACTCGGTCTTTGCCTTCCGTGGTGCGCTCATTTGGTTTTCCTCCTTACCTTATTTATTTGGCTTGTAAATACGATGAATAGATGGTAGAATGAGATAAATCAGAGGCGTTTCCGGCTCGCGGTCTCTTTCGTGACTGCCTGCGGAGTGAAGCCTCCAGGCGGTTCCCGACGCTAACGAGAACGCCTGCGGCCGTGATGGCCGCGAACATGATAACGAAGCCGCCGGGCATATCAGCCAGGCCGTCGGCCAGCAGAGCCGTCCCAAAAATGAGGATGATCGCCAGGCCGTAGATTGCATCGAGAAGTTTCTTCATTGTTCCGTCTCCTTGCTCATCTGGGCTGCCCGTAACTCGGAATCCGAAACGAGACTGTCACCGCCAGGGAAACGGTAAATCGGTTCCGGGTTACCTTCGTTGAGAGGCTGGGCGCCAACAAGATAGGCGTCGCATCCTCTGGCGTGAATTTTAAGAGGCCAGCCGTATCGCTGGGAAAGTTCTTCGATGTGGCTCATTCTTCTGCTTCCTCCTCTGCGTCTTCGATGTCGCGTTCGGTGATGCTTCCGTAGGTGTAGCCGTTGTCGTTGCGAAGGTAAATCGGGCGGTCATAATCAAACTGCTCGAGGATTTCAATAAGCTCGCCGACCGTCAAGGTCTGGCCGCACTGGTCGATTCCGTAGCCATTGCGCTTGCCTTCGATGTAGATAGGTCTCATGGTGATCTCCTTCCTTTGTGGGGCCGGGGCGGTTAAGCCCCGGCGGTAATTGCCTGCCGCGTTTTGGCGAGGCGTGTCGCGAGTGCGCTGTAGTAATCCAAGCTGGCTTTTGCTGCGCGGTGGTCGATAACCGCATTTTTGAACGCTGCGCTATCCGGCTCGCCAGCCGCTTCAACGATGCGTTCGGCGGCGTTTTTCACTTCCTCATCGAGTGTGAAGCGGCGTTCGGAAAGAACCTGAGAGAGGTCGCAAAGATCGTCGTCAGACAGTATCCGAGCCCGGAGAGCTGCAATTTCAGCGTCTTTTTCTTCGGCGATTTCGTGTGCAGCGGCGTGAGCTGCTTCGTAGTCCTTTTCACTCTCGGCCAGCTTGTCACGGAGTTCTTCGATAATGCCGTTGGCCTCATTGAGCTTTCGGTCTGCGGTGAGCCAACGATCTTTCATGGAATCGGCGAAGTCGTTGTTGATATTCTCCTCCGCAATCTCAAAGCAGCCTTCAAAGGCCGTTGCGAGATAGCTGTTCGGGCCGAGGGTAGCGATGATGGCGCGGATACTTTCGAGGGCTGTGCGTTCCTGCTCCTTGCTTGCCGGAACATTCTCAGAGACGAGCTTGACCTCAGTGATGGTGCCGGTGCTGCGCCGGTAGCACTCGCGGAAGTCTTTGCGGGCCTGCTTTTCATCTGGAGCGGTGAAACGGTCGGAACCGGTCGTGCCGTTCTCTCGGGTGAAGAAGATTTCGTAGGTGTTCATATAGGTTATTTCCTCCGTTTTACGTTCCCTGTGTTTTTGCCGTATTTCTTGGGTGTAGCCTAATTATCGCTCTTTAGAGCGGAGAAGTCAAGTGAAATATGCTCTTTTGAGCGGATTTGTTGACCTTGCTGGATTCGATGTCGTTCTTTTGTGCGTTATGCCCCAAAAATGGAGGTGCTTTTTATGAGTTTTGCATCAAAACTGGATATTTTGATTGAGGAACGCGGCCTAAATAACCTCCGGCTGTCCAAAGAACTTGGTATTGGAGACCGGTTGATAGGTGCATGGAGAAAGGGCGAAAAGCGCCCCACGCTTGATAACTTCGTTCTTTTGGGCGAATTTTTTGGCGTCTCGCTCGATTATCTTGCGGACAGAACCGAAGTCCGGGAAATGAGCATAAAAAAAGAGCCCGCACCGGAAATTTCCGAGAACGGGCAAGAACTTCTTGAAATATATAATCAGCTCCCCGTAAGGGAGCAGCTTCTACTCCTGGGCCGCTTGCAGGAGCGGTACGCACCTGTGCTTGATACCGCTTCTGCGGAGCCCCCCGCGCACAATGCGGAGGCCGTATAATCTACGTCGATTTCGGAAGGAGATAGGCCGTGGAAAAGATAGAATGGAATGGAGAATACTACGCGAACTTCTTCGAGGCCGAAGGCGAAGGCCCTGGCGGGCAAAAGCTGCGGTCTTGGGATGATGCACGGAAGTATGGCTTTCTGTCTGCTGGCGGAGCTCGCCGCTATTGGCATCCGCTTCTGAGGCTTACTCCTGGTGATCGCGTCTGGGTGAAGATGCCCGGATGCGGGTTCATCGGCTGCTGCATCGTCAATGCGTCGGCTGTGCCGGCTGCGTCGGTGAAAATCAGTGGGACGCCGTTCTTTTCGCTGCCGCTGTCCGGGGAATACTGCCGGTCAAGAGACGATGAAGACAGAGAATATGTTGTTCTGGTCGAGTGGATAAAAGCTGTCCCAGCGGATGAAACTGTTAAATGGGCTGGCATGTATGGAAATAGGGCAACGGTCTGCCGGCCGCGTTCTCCGCGATGGATTGACGCCCTTGACCGGCTTAAAACCTGCTGGGAGATAAAATAGGTGGTAGTTTTCACCACCTATTTGCAAAAAGAATATTCCCGGTGATTTTCACCACGAATATTAAAAATAGGTGGTGAAAATTCCTGGTTATAATTCCCGGTTATTTTTTCCCGGAAAAAAGTGCCGACATAAATAAACTGAGTGTATATAAACTGTTCTATAAACTGGTAGAAAACTTGTGATGATAGTGGTGGCTGGCCTGGGCCGGCCGGAGGTGAAAAAAGTGGAAAAAATCATTGACCTTGACGAACGCCGCTTTGCCCTTGGCGCCGAGCACCGCGTAGGCCGTGCCTATTGCCGGAGCTGCGGGGCTGATGAAAATGTCAGCGATATGGTCTCCGGGCTCTGCCCAGCTTGTGCTTATGTCCGCACGAAGGCCCTGGCCGATATGCAGCGCCAGTACGCTGCGGCCGTTGATGCAGGCGAACCGGACGCCGCTGCAAGGGTGGCCGAGATTATCGCCGCGTATGAGCAGAAGGAGCGCGTTCAGCTTCGCGGCGCCTTCCATGGAAATCTGCGCGGTTCACAGTATCCGGGGAAATAAAAAAGCGCCTCCCCACGGAGGGGAGGCGTCTGCTTTTATCTGGCTGGGGTCTGGCTGGAAAGGGGAATGAACTCGAGGTTGAGCTTCATCCCCATGCCGGCGGCAAGCCGCTTGAGGGTACGCAGAGACGGGTTTCCTGTTCCGTTCTCCAGTCGGCTGATGTCGGCCTGGTGGATGCCGGTCGCTTGCGCAAGCTGTGCTTGTGTAAAGTCGTTTTCCTCGCGGCCTTCGATGATGGCGCGGATGATCTGGAACTCAGGCTCCAGGGCGTCCCATTCGGCCTTGAACTCGGGGTCTTCCATTTTCTTCGCAATAGCATCGTTGAGAGTAAGCAT